TGCAGACGTATATCGTCGGCGACTCTCAGTTACTTGGATATAGGAAGTTCGGACGCTTAGAGCCAATGACAGTAGAGAACATGCAAGAGATATTTGGATGTGGACGTCGAAGAGTCTACGACACACTAAGCGAGGCAAAGAGACACCACATCCTCAAAGAAGTAATAATAGATGGCGTTTCGTGGTACGCCTACAATCCGATCTACGGGTTAAAGGACAAGAGGATCAGCATCAGCACATATATTATTTTTCAAAACGAGCTGTCAGACGTTCTTCCCGATTGGGTGATACATAACTTCATGGTTCAGGCCATGCAGATAGCGGATAAGCCTATTGTCCGATAACTTTTCGTTTTAATTGAAAAGGCCACACAGAAAATATATTTTTATATTTTTCCTAAAAGGAGTTGGTCATTATGTCAAAGAAAAGAAGGCGGTTCGATCTGATCAGTGACTTCTGCATGCAGCACACATGTAAAGAGTGCAGGCACAAGTGCAGAGTGTATTTGTCAGAAGAGAAGAAAGAAAAGGAAAGAGAGCGCAACGAGTCCGAAGAGAGAAGGGACCCGAGGCGCTTTATTTATATTGATTTTTAAATGCGAAAAGAAGAAAGGAAGAGGTAAAAGAAATGAGAAAGTATGTAGGCGTAAAGGTGGTTCAAGCGGAGCCAATGACTTTAGGCGAATTCTACAAAGAAAAAGGAACTCCGTATGAGACGATCAAGGCAGGAGACCCCGGATACAAAGTTGTCTATCCAGACGGATATGTGTCGTGGTCCCCGAAAGATGTCTTTGAAAAGGCTTATATGCAGGTCGGAGACAACAACACGATCGAAGAAAATAACGTCAACGACTTCATTGTTGGTTACGACGTTCAGCCTTGGGGCGACAAAACAACGGTCGTTCATGCGACACTGGCAAACGGATTTATCGTTTCAGAGTCGTCAAGCTGCGTAGATCCGGAGAACTTCAATATTGATATTGGATACCTCATCTGCAAAGAGAAGATTCAAAACGCCGTATGGAAGATGCTTGGCTTCCTGCTTCAATGCGGAGTGAGTGGAATCAAGAAAGGCGGTGAGTAATATGAAATTCAGAAAGAAGCCGGATATCTTTGAAAAGACATACGAGAAAGTGGAGGAATAATCACATGAAAGAACTGAAACACGATCTGCTTACGAGCAAATACACGGAAGTATATCACGAAGAGGGACCGTTCAAATACAACGCACCGCATCATTTTCTCGTTCAGCCTGCACTTTTGGTAGTGGGAGAGGATTCATTTTGTCAGAGAATCGACTTCCAGGAAGGACCGATCAAAGAATGCGGCGTCAACGGGGCGTGTAATGAGGACCTGATTGCTATGGTGATCTGCAGGCTTGAACACTTCCAAAACTCGCCGTATTCTTCCCGCGATAACGCAATGGCGATCACGAAGCTTGAAGAGGCATTGTTGTGGCTCCGCAAGCGAACAATCGGCAGGGAGAACCGAGGCGTCGAAGGTACAAGTACAAAATAACAAGCTAACTCAAATTTGCTTTCCTTTCTTTTCGCATGTCAGGCAGGTTTCACTTCACGGTGATTCTGCCTGACGCTTTTATTTAGAGAGGGCGCAGTATTTTATGGGAGGTGAATAAAATTGTCAATAACAACAAACATTGCATCGAAATTCAATCGAATGAACGAAATTGCCAGACGATGGGGGCTCGGCACTGAGATTAAGCGAATCGACGACACTCTTGCGACGGCAGAAGAAAGCATTACGACATTAGGTAGTGCAGTTTCCATGCTCGATGGGCGGCTCGATACAGCCGAACTAAAGGTCAGCACACTTGAGACGACCGTCGGAAGACTTGATGATCTTGTTTTTGGGGCGCATACCGTTACGACTGATGATGTGACCGCGACAAAGGTCAGCATTTCCGTTGTAGGCAAGACCGTCACGGGCATATTGGCCGAAATGGTTAGCCCTTCGAACGCACCGGTGGCGTTGACGGAGAAGAGGTTTACTAACGATGCCGAAAGCGGTGACGCAACGCTTGAGTTCACAACAACAACGCTCGCCGAAGGACAAATCATCAACTACATTCTGTTTTAAGGTGGCGATAATCTATGGCGAACATTCAAGACGAAGACGCACTGGCCTTAGAACTTGCTTTAAAGAACGAAATTGAATATATCAGATCAGATATGCCGACTTCGGAATTTATCGATGAGTACGTTTACATTGAGAACAAAGATAATCCGGGAAATCCGGTTATCAAGTTTAAAATGTGGGAGAGTCAAAAGAGTGCGCTGCAGGAGATCATCGAAAACAAGTTGTCTATCATACTGAAAGCCCGTCAGTTGGGCTTTACGTGGCTTGTTTTGTGCTTGATCTGTCATTTGTGCATAAAATTTGATGGGTATTCTGTTATTGTTTTGTCTGAAACAGAAGGAAAATCAATGGAACTCATCAAAAGAGTTGATTTGATTCTGTCTCACCTTCCGAAATGGCTGATTATAACCCAAGAAGAATTTAAGAAATACGAGAAAGAGTACGGCAAAGGTTCCTATCAGGGAATGTATTATGTTCAAACGGCTCTTTCCATCGAGATTAAGTGTTTTGGAAAAACCTCTTCAACAGTAAAAGCGCAGCCGTCCACAGAGGGCGCGGGTCGTTCCTTGACCGCTGACTTTGTATTTTTCGATGAATGGGCGTTCCATAAATTTGCGCATGACGTATTCGATGCGGCGTTCCCTACTATGAATAGACCGGACTCCGGTAAATTTGTTGGGCTTTCAACGAATAAGCGTGGCTCATTCTATGAAGGTGTATGGAAGAATGCCGCCGCAATGCAATTCCACAAAATATTCCGTAACTGCTTCGCAGATCCACGAAGAACGATTGAATGGTACGAATCATCAAAGGCTACACTAAGGGCAAAGATGGAGCAAGAGTTTCCTCAAACCGAAGAAGAAGCTCTCCGCGCCGGTGACAATGTATCGTTTCCTGAGTGGTCCGAAGAAATCCACGTTTGCAAACCGTTTGATATCCCGGAGCATTGGAGAAAATGGGCTTGTGTGGACAACGGCTATAACGATCCGTTCTATTGGGGCAAAATGGCAGTATCGGAAGACGGTACTGTTTATTTGTATTACGAACAAACGCGTTGGAGAAGTGAGGCACAAGTTAAGTATTCTGATCAGGCGAGAATTTTCAACGCAAGTATGTACTCTTCCTCTAACGGGCAGAGTGTCGTCAAGGAAAAACTTGATTACATCGTTGCAGGGCTTGACGCATGGAACTCACATCATAGAGATTCAAACGGAAAATGTTTGCTTGATTATTATCGTGATGGCGGCTTGACGAACGAAGGTTTCATACCGGCCATAACCGACAGAAAACTCCGCAAAGGTACTTTCCATGAGTATTTAACGCCGGTTTATGACGAAAATACGAAGGAAACAACTGCGAAATTCCAAGTGTTTGACACTTGCGAATATTTTATCTCTATCATGCCGGAGCTCGTCAATGATGACAAGAATCCCGAAGTCGTTGCGGACCTTTCAGATATAGACAACTGTTATGACTCGGTAGGTTATGGACTCATTTCTTACCATGTCAATAATTCAAAGCCTGTAGCTAAAGAAGACACAAGAACAAAACAGCAGATTCACAAAGAGCGGATGACAAGAAGAAGTTTCCGCAATAATAGAAGGAGGTAATTCAAGTGGGAAAAGTAGTAAACCCCATTGCCACAAGGGTTAGATGCGAAATGCACCCTTGCAAAGAGAGAGCGGCCTTTAGCCTTTGCGAAGATGGAAGAAGGCAAGTCGCATTTAACGTCTGTGAGGGCCATCTGAGACAGATTATCGAAGAAGGATTGGTTGCGTTAAAGATGTTAGAAGAAATCGAGCCAGAAGAGACAGTGGTAGTGGTAGAAGCAGAGCCAACCGGATTGACCGATGAAGACAAAATCGCCCCGGAGAGCGACGAAAGTATGCCGAAAGAAGCAACTGCACCCGAACCGGAAGAAGTCACGGGAGAGCAAGAAACAGAAGCAGAAAACGCGAAGGAAACGGAACCTGAACATGACAGCAATGAACCGGTTCCGTCTGTAGCGGAAGAAGAATCTGTCACAGAAGAAGTTTACACATGTAAACATTGTGGCGCCACATTCCCGAAAACGGGCGCCGGAAGATCTGCGTTGATGATTCATTCCAAGAATTGCCCAAGTAAGCCGCCAAAGGGATAAGGTGGCTAAATGAAAACAATACTTATTTTCTTTGTTATTTTGTTCATCATTGAAAACGCATATTTTGCGTTTTTTTTATTTCTCACTTATAAGGAGCGGCGGGAACTGACACGGATGTTGGCATCGAGAACATACGGAGAGTATGCGGCGAATGACCCCGACCAAAAGAGTGCCGCGCGCCCAAACAACCACAGAAACATGATAACAAAGCAGCAAGAGAACATGACTCCAAAACGGGAGTAGATAAGGAGGATACGCATGGCTTTAAAAATCGGACTCAGCAAAGCTGCCGAGTTAGCGAAATCCTTCCTTACGGGCAGCCAAACTGACGACAGCGAACAATCGGCAATCGACACTGTTTTAAACGACAACGACGGAAGAAATGCTATTCGCGAAGAATTTGAAAAAGAAATCATCACTGACATGATGAACAAATATTCAGCGCGACAGGCCGCCAGAATGCCGTTAGAACTCGTTTGGCGATTGTGCGTAAATTGGTACAACGGCAATCAGTTCACTCGAATCGATCCGGGCATGAATGACATTGTAGAGACACCGCTTTTTGCCGAATGGGAAGAACGCGGGGTTTACAACGAAATTGCCCCAAACATTGAAACACGTTTTGCCATTCTGTCCAAGAGAAAGAACAACCTCAAAACACGTCCTGCATCTTCGACGTCGGAGGATAGGACTTCCGCAAAAATCGGGAACAAGATTCTTGCATCTGTCCGTCGGCGTTTAGGAATGTCAGACTTGCAGCAAGAGGCCAACTTGATATCAGGGACAATGGGAAGTGCAATTTGGAAAACAGGATGGAACATTACGAAAGGTAACGTAATCGGATTATTCGAGCGCGAAATCGACGATGAAGAAGTAAATGACCTGACAACTGCGCAGTACGAAAATGAACTTCTTGGACTAAACAAAAGCAAAGTCATCCATATCCTTCGCGAAGGCGATGTTGTGTCGTCGGTTCATTCTCCATTTGAGATATTCCCTGAGAGTATATCAAAACCCGCCCGCGAAAACCGGAGGGTAATGCACGTTGCGTTGCTGAGTCCAGAGGAAGTGTTTGAAAAATGGGGGATTGTTGAATCGGGTACAGATAACTCCACCTTTAAGATTTTGGATTCTGACAATCTAAACTATGGTGGTGGAATTTCCGGAAGGTGTTACGGCCGCATTTACGGAATCACCAAAATGCCAAACACCATTAAAGTGTATGAGGAACACGAACTCCCAAGTGCAAGATATCCGCAAGGACGACTCATTATATGCAGTGAAAACAATCTGTACCACTACGGACCGCTACCTGAACCACTTGGAGAAAACGGCGAATACATTTTGCCGTTTGATGTGCAGCAGTCATTAAAGACAGATGGTTTCTTCGGAAAATGCTTCATTGAACGCATGATTCCTCTTCAAGACCGATACAATTCGATTAAGAACAGGAAACAGGATTACATCAACCGCATTACAATCGGCGTTTTGGTAGCAGAGGACGGAACTATCGTCGATGAAGACTACTATTACGAACACGGTATTGCCCCCGGTGAAATCATTAAGCACCGTGCCGGATCAAGAGCACCATCATTCTTAACGATGCCTGATTTGCCGGAAGAAATGTACCGAGAAGAGGCAAGCCTTTTGAGTGCTTTTGATAGATTTTCGGGAGTCTCACAGCTTTCTAAACAATCGGTCGTTCCAACCAATGTTGTTTCTGGCGTTGCGATTGCAGGGCTTGCAGAGCAAGACGACACCCGTATCGGATTGGAGGCAGAGAACATCAAAAACTGCCTTGCGAATGTCGGGAAGAAATGGCTTATCCTGTACCGAAACAATGTCAAATACCCGCGCATGGTAAAGGATCTTGGAAGAAACGAAGAATTTGAACTCGTCAAGTTTGTCGGAAACGACCTGACGAGCTTTGACGTTTTTGTGGAATCTGAGCCCGAAGCTTCTGACTCTCTTTCGCAGAGACGGCAGAAGGTCATTGAACTGCTGCAAAGCGGTTTATTCAATGATACCGAAACCGGAAACATCACGAACGAGGGACGTATCAAGGTATTTGAAATGCTTGAACTTGGTAACTGGGAAGACTTCGTTGACACTGACGACGCACAACAGCGCAAGGCAGATCGCGAGAACAACAGTATGGTTACCGGAAAGCCTGCACAAATCCGCGACTTTGACGATGATGTCATTCACATTGCAAAGCACAACAATTTCAGACTCTATGCTGAATACGAGGAAGCTCTTGAAAAGAATCCGGATCTTGACGCTATTTTCGAGGCACACGTCAATGAGCATCTTGAAAGTCTGCGTGTCAAGTCGTCAGCAGAGCAGCAAATGAATAACGCGGCGTTAGGTCAATCGACAGAAGTACCACAGTTGCCATCGCCGGCAGAAGAAGCGGTCACGCAATAAAGACCGAAAAGAAAGGAGAAAAAGCACATGGCAGATTTATCAGATGCAGGGAAGGAATTTCTTGCGGGACTAATCGGAAATACCGAACCCGCCGCAGATCCTCCTGCTACAACCGAAGGGGACGTTCCACCCGTTGCGGAAATTGATCCAGTTCCGCCCGTCGAAACTACACCCGCAGCATTGCCGGATCAGATCGCTACACCCGTTGCTCCTGTAGCACCGGTCGAGCCGGCATTCGACGCTTCTGCGTTAGGGTCAAGCTTGGAAAACATCTTGGCAGAGATTCAAGCATTAAAAGGAACCGCCGAGCCCGCGACAGTACCCGGTGAAAACCCACCAGTCGAATCAGTTTTGAGCGACGACGAATTTATGGAGAGGTTTGCCGAAGACCCTGTTGCCGCAGTGACCGAATTGGCAAACAGCATCGCTGACAAGAAGGTTTCCTCTCAAATGATGGAGTTTACCGAGAAGATGCAGCCGTTCATTCAGGAGTCGGAAAAAATCGCATTCCAGAATGTTGTCACCAACACACTTGCTGAATTTGTTTCAAACGAGGAATACGCCGATGCGGACAAGTATTTCCCAGAAATGGCAAAAATCATCAAGGCACAGAACCTTCCGCAAGACGACATAAGCACCTACACGAACCTCTACAACAAATTGAGTCGTGCAGATCTTAAATCACAACTGGAAAGTCAGCAGGCAGCTCCGAAGTCTCTTGAAGACTATCTTGCCGACGAAAACGAAGTTTCCAAAATAGTAGCCGACCCCAAGATCAGGGAGTCGGTTATTTCTGGATATTTGCAAGAAATTGCAAACGGCGGCAAACCGCAAGTCATTTCAAGCGGCGGATCCGTACAACCGGCAGCGACACCGGCAACGCAGTTCAAATCCGTTAAAGAGGCGGGCGCGGCGTTCGGTAAATCGTTGCAGTAACAATCAGTTATTTCACAGACAATTCTATTTTACAAAAAGGAGATGAATTACATGAGTTTTTCAACAGTAACACAGCTCGAAAACGCTCTTAAAACAATGTATCTTGGACCGATCATCGTTCAGCTTGACGAAGGATCCGGCCCCGTCATGGCAGCAATCGAAAAAGGGGGCATTGAAGTAAGCGGAAATAACTTCAAATGGCCCATGCAGTACGGACGTTCCGGTGGTATCGGAGCAAGAGGCGAAGACGCTGATCTTCCCAACGCATCCCCGAGAAAGCACATCCAAGGTGTGGCGGCTCCGAAGAATCTGTTCGCGAGAATGTCCTTTTCTGACAAACTGATTCGGAGTTCCAAAGTTTCGGCCGCTTCCTTTGCTGAACAGGTTACGATGCAGATGGACGACCTGACCAATGATTCGAAGGATATGCTCAGACGTAACTTCGTCGGCAAGTCTGACGGAGTCATGGGCAAGGTAAACGCTGACGTAACTGCCGCGAAAAACGTCGTCGTGAAGTCCGGAAATATCAACTACTTCTATGTTGGCCAGAGAGTAGATATCCTGACTGATAACGCGGGTACCGTCGCAAAAAGCGTTGATGAAAAAGAGATCGTCGATGTTGACTATGCCAACAAAACAATCTCCTTCGCGGCAAACGTCACCGTAACCGCAGATCAGCTCATCACCCTTGCAGGAAACTACAAGAACGAGCTCATTGGACTGCAAGAAATCTTCACACCGAACACCACGATTTACGGTATCGACAGATCCGCAAATAAATGGTTCAACCCGCAGATCTTCGCTAAATCCGGTGCGTTTGACTCTATGTTCATCCAGGAGGCGATCGATACCATCGAACAGTTTACCGGAAAGAAACCGAACTTCATCGCATGCAGCTATGGTACTTCGAGAGCGTATGTAGACGAACAGAATACATACAAGAGAAACCTCGAACACATGAAGGTTGACGGCGGTTACGATCTTGTCACCTATGACAACGTACCTATTTCCAAAGAAAAGTATATGCTTGATGCGAAAATGAACCTCTTGACCACAGAGAACTTCAAGCTTGCTCGTCTTTGCGGATGGGAATGGATGGATCTTGATGGAAAGATTCTTTCCAGAGTCGCGAACAAAGCAGCCTACGAGGGATCGATGGTATGCTACGAAGAGCTGACTTGCAACAAGATTAGTGGTCAGGCTGAAATCAACGGTTTTACCATCTAACATTTCAATAACGCCACTTATACAACTAAAAAGCGGAGGGACGCTTAAAGTCTCTCCGCTTTTTTATTTTATGCGAAAGAGAAAAGAAAGAAGAAGGACGGTGAACATAAGTGAACTATCACAGCATCGACAGCATTTTGCTTAAAAGGCCGTATTTAGAATTGATACAGGAAGATTTATACGACATATCGAGCCGGATCAAGGAAATTGAATCTGGCTATTTTATTGTTCGTAATCTTAGATCGGATAAATTCGAGGTTCATTCCACCATGAATGGTGGGTGGGACACCTATTGCTTTACCGTTCCTTATGATGAACTTGACGTAAGAACCCTGCAGTATTGCAGAGAAACAAACATTGCCACGCGTGGCGACAGCATTGAAAAAGAACTTGATCGAAACAATGCAAAAATAGACGAGACAAGAGAACGAGATTTTAAGCGAACCATGAATGACGCGGGGCTTGAAACTGCGGAAATGGTCGCTTTTGGAATAGACGAAGACGAATTACACGAAGGTTATAGCAAGGTACATTACATGGGAGGGGGTGCTTTGAATAATGAAAGTTGATGAAGTGCGGGTCAACGCACAATTAACAGTAGGGATAGAAATTGATAGTGCCACAGGTCGTTTGTGGGTTATCGAAGCAATAAAAGATATTTGCAACAATCATCCAAAGGCCGGAGCCCGTCTCTCGGAAAGCGTTACAATCGCAACCGACGGAATGGACTACGCAATAGTCGGAACCTTGTTAGAACTCATTTCTATCGAGGACACGAACCAATCTGTTTATCTTCCGAGTGATTCTGCAAAATACGTCCTGAACGACGACAACACAATCACGTTTGCCGAAGCGGGGACCTACCGAATCAAATACATGGGAATGCCGGCCATGCCGCAGACAACAAGCAGCGAGATTCCTCTTCCGCAGCTATTTGTTCCATGTATTGAGTATTACCTTGCTTACAAGATTAGAGGTAGGCTGTATGGCCAATCAGACGGTAACGCCGTATCGTTCTTTCAGCAGTACGAATATAGGCGTGATAATGCCGAAACAATGCGCGGGAAAAAGAAAATCAAAAGGCAGATACCGTCACGAGGGGGGTGGTAACTCGTGAGTTTGAAACAAGCAATCTATGCTGATTTTAGCCTTGGTTACAATGACACGATGGCCGCCATATCAATTACAGACAAGGAAACTGCTAAATCAGAGAACATAGACTATTCCACGGAAGTCAAGGCTCTTACAACAAGAAAAGGTTGCACAAAAGTAAACGAGGTTTCTTTCGGTGACGATGCGACTGATGGCTATTCATGGACCGTTGGAAGCACGTCAAAGAAATGTGTCGTTATTGGAGAGGCCGTTTACGACTTTAACGTATCAACGGGCGAAAAAACGAAAAAGATCGACCTAACCACAGGGGCTAAACACATCTATCCATTTGTTGTTTATAACAAAATGTATTTTGGCGACGGATCGGAGCTCTACGTTTGGGGAGAATCAGACTATAATTCCGAAGTCGGAACAAAAGATATTATTGTCGGTGATATCGTAAAGAACAACGATTCCACAGACGGAGTTATCGGGCATTTCTACAAGGCAAAAGTAGCTCAAACCGCTTGTAACCTATTAACTGAAACATACACAAACACAACGAATTGGACAGACGTAACCGACGTCCGGTATTTTAGTTCAAATGTTGTCAGAAAAGTAATCCCGCATGATCCCTCTGCTGCAGAAGTCGTTTTAATCACGATAACAACGGCATCGTCGGCAGCCGGAACATTAAGTCTCACGCTTAACGGTGTGACGTTCACATGCACAATAGCGGCAGGGGCTTCCGTTGCAACCATTGTTGATGCTCTTTACAATATGGCTACTTCTGGTTGGACAAAGAAGAAAATCAGCAACGCTGTTCAATTCACGAGAAGCACAGTGGGCCTATCTGAAAACGGTTATTTTGATCCGGCAGCTACAGGGGTGGGTGCGACATACCAAACGACGACAGAAGGAAAAGCAGACGATAACGATCTATCTGCAATTAAGAAATGCACCATGTTCGCTGTTCATACTGGATCATATAGGGTTTTTGCCAGTGGCAATCCTGACGATAATGCCCTGTATTACGGAGAGATCGGTCAACCGGTCTATTTTAAATCATCCATTAACAAGCTGTACCCGGCAAATGGATACGGCAAGCTTTCAGGGTTTTGCGCTATATCAGATAGCCTGCTTGCGAGTTACGAAATGGGATGGTACGCATGGACAGGAATCACACCTCTTGCTGATGCAACGTGGAAGCCTATCAACATTCCATTTGGATGTGCTTGTCATTACAGCATCGCTCTTACGCCTGAGTCTTTCACTTTCCTCTCGTATGATGGAGTATACAACGTAAACGCTGCCATCCTGAGTAGCGAGTATCTGTTGCTTCAGGGTAAAAGCATCATCAAGAAGCTTTCAGAAAGCCGTGTTGAAAAAACCATTAAGTCAATCAGCGACAAATCAATGTGCCGCGGAATCTTTTTCAACAATACTTATTACCTGGCATTCAACACTGACGGGATAAGCAACGACCGCTTGCTCAAATACGAATGGGACACAGGCAATTTTACCATTGCCACAGGGTGGAAGGTAAATAGTTGGTTGTTCGATGCCACTAACCTCTATTTCGCCTCAAAGAATTATGTCTTGAAAGCAAATGACGGATATTCAGATATTGACGTCGAAACGGGATTGAAGAAGCCGATCAATGTGGATGTAATGACAAAAGCGTACACTCTTGGCAATCCGTTCACTCAGAAAGCGGTCAAGTTTATTGGCCTGATTTTCAAACAGAACAATGAAGAAACAGCAAACGCAGATGTCATTGTTCACATGGGATATGAGACAGTTTCTTTCACGGGAACGGACTTAGCTGAATCTCTCATTTGGGGGCGCGATTGGGGCAAGACTTGGGGCTATCGTGAGTCCATCACGAAAATGATTGAATTAAATCGAATATCTGACACATTCCAACTCGAAATTAAAAACAGTAACTTAGACGACCCGATCACGCTAATAGCGATCGGGTTTATTTATGAGGACATTGATTTTACTATGCCCAATATATTGAAAGACGAGGTGTTGCTGCGATGAAACCACAAAGATCTTTTACAGGGTCAGAAGGCAAAAACTCTACTGGTACGCAGGGTCCTGATGCCCTCAAAAATGATATTGACAATTTATGCAAAGTGCTTGATCCCGATGCCATATTTCCTGACGCAAGTAAGGGCGGAGTTGCATCAGAAAATATGGCTGCCGAGTTTTGGACGTACCTGAATTCTTTATGGGAAGACTTTGTCAAATCCGATGATATTCGCTATGTTCGCCTCAATGCAGACAAGGTGATTGAAACTTCTACAGATAATGTGACGTGGGAAGCAACTGGATCGTCAGGGCACGTTATACTTGATAAAAACGGAGTAGTTCTCAC